TTCTTGTTCTATCTTAACTAATGTTGTTTTTTTATCTGTTCCTAATGCTTTTTTAAATGCTTCTAAATCTTTTATTTTTCTTGGAAAATAATCAATTAATTCATCAAAATAAATTCCTGCTTTTTGTGATTGATTATAAATATCTTTTAAAACATCTTTTACAGTATTAAACTCAACTTTCATAGCTTGAGGCATAAGTCTTTCAGCTTCATTAAAATTTCCATTATAAAGATTTCTGCTAATATTTAATTTTAAATCAGGGTTAATATTTAATGCTTTTAAATTGTCAATAAATGGTGATACTTTTTCTAAAGTTTGACCAGTAATTTTATTAAGATTGTAATAGTATTTTCTTAAACCACCTAAAATAGCAGGATCAATTTCTCCTAATCTTGTAGACACAACTCCTAGAAACTGTCCAATTAAACCTGGTTTATTACCTGCTGAAGTTGGATCATTGACTATGCTTTCCTGAACACTTTTTGCAGCTTGTGATTTTTGTGGTGGCACTGATATTGGTCTACCAAGCTGTTTAATTGATTTTGTTAATTCTTTGTTATTTACTAAAGTTGGTAATATTTCAAAAGACTCGTTTACCGAATATCCTTCATCATAAAGTTTTCTTAATTTATCTTCTGCATTTTTTACAACTTTTTCTGCTGATTTATTTTTTACTTTAGTTATTGCAGTTCCTACTCCTTTTATTACACCATAACCAATACCTGCTCCACCAGCTCCAAATGCTCCATACATAAGTGCTTTTTCAGGATCAACCTCTCCAGTTGTAGCTAAATCTTCTAATGCACTATAACTACCTCCAAAACCTGCACCAAACCCCATAACTCTAGGTAAAGTTGTTCCTGCTGCTACTAATGATGTAGGGTCAGCTAACATACCACCTACATTTCCTATAGTCCTAGCTGTACTATTTGGGTCAGGTTCAAAAAATTGCCCATATTCTTCAACTAATCCTCTTTCTCTTGCTCTTTCTATCATTTCCCTTCTTTGATCTAATGGAGCTTCATTAAAACCTTTTCCATATAACTGTTCAGGAGATTGATATTGAAAACCATTATCATAATCTACACTATATCTTCCTGACATAATATTGTTTAACCAAGAAGGCAAATAATCAGGAGATTGTGCTGTCAAAACATCTGTGCCTAAAGCTACAAATCCTTGTCCTTCACTTCCACCATACATCATTTGTTTAAAAATACTATCTGACTCATTTTTAATTAATTTATTATTAACCATTCTATCATTAACTTTAGCCCCCAATTCTCTTAATCTTGGGGATTGTTCTAAGTTTTCTTGAGTTACTTTTGTTCCTAAATCTAACCTATCTTCATCAGATGAAAAAACTCTAATAAGTTTGTTGTTTTCAAATTCATCACCAGGCAAAGCAGCTAACTCTTTTAACCTAGGTGAGCTTTGTATCATTTTTAATGTTAATTGTTCTGGCATATTATTATCTCAATTATTATTTTTCCATGTCTGCAAATGGATCTTCTTGCATATTACTAATAATTTTTTCTGTTACATCTTCATTTCCTTCTATATTAGCAACTGAAGTTTCTTTACTAACATTTTTAGATAAAAGATTAAGAGATTCTTTTATAGACTCGCTTATTCCTTCACCTTTTTGACTTTCTATACCCATTGCATTATTAGTAACTGCTCTAAGTGCTTGTGCTTCAGTAGCAAATAAACCAGTACCTTTTAATGCTATTACTGCATCTCTAAAATCTTTATTAGTTTTCATAAGAGTTTGCCCAACTTTATAAAATCCATATATTTTAGCAGGAGTTATTGTTACTTGAGGTTGTACTTTTTTAGCTGCTGCTTTTGCTTGTGCTAATTGAGCTTCTGCTAATGTTTTAGCTGGAATTGACATAGCTTCTGCACCTCTAGCTAATGCACCACCAAAGGTTTCTCCTGGTTGTCTGCCTTTACCCATTTCTAAACCTGCTCTTAAAATAGCTGCATCTATCATTTGTTTATTAGTTGGATTTTGAGTCATAACTTGTGGCATATAAGCATATCCTAAAAGAGTTTCAAAATTAGTTAATCCATCTGGATTATTAGGATCAATGTTTGGTCTAAAATTACCATATAATGGTTGTCCTTGTTCATTCATTGGATTAGGATTTCTTGAAAAAGCTGATATAGCTTGTTGTTCAAGTCTATCAGGTACTATGTAATCTAATAACCCTAATGGACTTTTGTATTCTGTTGCCATTATAATATCCCCTGTCTGCTAGACATTAAGTTTCTATAATATTGTTGTAAATCTACTGGTGTTATTTGCTGTCTTTGGTTATAAACAGGCATTTGAGGTGCATTAAATACAGGAGCTTGTGGTGCTTGGATATTAACACTTCCTTGATTTAATAAACCTTGATCTTGTTTTTGTGTTGGTTGCATAGCAAAACCTTCAGGATTAACACCCATTCCTTGAAATACTCCAGCTACTTCAGGAGTCATATTATCTAAAAGAAAATTACCACCTGGTTGTTGTATGTTAGGCATCATCATAGGAGTTTTAGGTTTTTCCATAGGTTCATCTCCAAGAAAACCACTAAATAAATTACCTGCTCCTTGAGTAAGACCAGCAAAAGTTGGAAGTATAGAAGTTAATCCTCCCCCTATGCCATTTAAAAAATCAAACATTTATATCTCCTTTTATCATAATTGATTACCTATTCCAAATCCTGCTGCTGCACCACTTGGCCCACCAATCATAAATCCACCTGCTGCACCTAATAATCCTAATAAAGGATTGCTCTTTGCTCCTGGTTGAGTAGTAGTTTGTGTGCCTGGAATAGGACTTCCTATTAGATTTGCATAGTTTTGCAAGTTAGCTAAATTTGCATTTTGATTAAAACTATACCTTTGCATAGCTTCATCTATAGGTAACTGTGCTCTTGCTGTTCTTATATTTCCTAATTGTTGCAATGTTTGAGCTGGTGCTTGTAAACCACTCATAATTGTAGGTATGTTTTGCATAGCAACAGCTTGTGATTTTAGAGCATCACCATATACATCACCATATAACTTAGATGCAACATCTGATTGTTTGGTTAATAAATCTTTTATAACTTCAGATTCTAATATACCTTGTCTGCTTCCACCAAGTTGTCCTGCTTGTGTAGCACCTCTACGAGCTTGTTGAAGTAGTCTTGAAGCACTTTCCTCCATTGGTCTTGTTCCTGCTCTCAATGCTTCTTGAAACATTGGATCAGCAAATCTAGTAGAAGGGTCTGCCATTAGACTTGTAAAACCTGGCACTAAAGCGTTAGCAATATCTGTTTGTCCACCTAATGCTTGTTGCTCTCCTATTTGTTCTGCTCTAAGTAATATATCATCAGGATTAGCATAAGTTTGGTCAGGATAAAACTGCTGTGGAGTTAAATTCTGAGCTTGTGAAAAAATATCCCTTAGATAAGGAGCTTGTCCTTCCCATGGCTCTGATTTTGTTGTTTGGGTTTGCGACCCACTTCCTTTACTCATAATGTACCTCTAATGTATTGTTGTGAGTTCTTTTACGAGAACTGTGTATGCGTTTTCATACCCAAATCTCTCTAATTTCTTTATAAATCCTTTGCGACAAACTGTTTCCATTGCTACGCAACCATTTTCTAATGCCCATTCTTCTAAGGTATTTAGTAATTCTTCTACCCATAAGTCTAGGTCTTGTCCACCTAGAGTAACTATTCTACAAGTAGTCTTTCTAGGGTATTCTATAATTTCTGTAGTAAGTACCGAGATAATCTCTCTATTATCATCAAAAACTAACCAAAGTTGCATACGAGCTTCTGATAATCTTTTATAAATATCCATAACAGACATTTCATCTCTACTCTTACCATTACCCATTTCTATATAAGGTTCGCAATCTTCCCAAACCTCATTAATTCTATCCGATGGTATTCCTGATATATATAAACTCACCCTAGTTTCACCCAACTTCCTGCTGCATTTCTAAAGTATATCCCTTCGCCACTTCCAGGGTTAAAATTAGAACCATCTCCATATACTATATCTCCTTGCTTTATTCTGCTTGGAGCTACATTTTTAACCTCTATAAAATTAACAGGATTTTCTTCTAATGCTGCTTGTATTTTTTGAAATTCTTGTAATAAATATTGTGGTAAATCTTCAGGATTATCAGGTACTGGATTAGGTGTATATTTAGGTGCTTGTGGCATTTAGCGTTCTCCTATTACCTCATATTCTATATCATATCCGTTTAATTCAAAAGTTGTAGCTGTTGTGTTTTGAAACTTAATAGCTATGTACTTACCTGTTGCTCTAGCATCTACCTTGTTTTGTGTATCAGGGTTTATGGTTTGCTGTGTTTTGTAAGTATATGTACCATCAGGGGTCATAGAACTTCCTACAAATACTTCAGCAGAACCTGTACTAGAAAACCTTGGGGTAATCTTTCTTACTTGTTTTACAGTATTAGTATTACCATCGAGGGTTAATCCTTTTCTCTCTAAGATCATAGTAAAATTAGCTCCTGCAAAATCAAACCCATTATCTCCTCTATACAGTTTAGTATCTCCTGTGCTAGACATTAAGATACTGGTTTCTGTAGGGTTATAGTTTCTTTGCCCCCAGTTCTCAGTAGTGCTGTAGGCTTCCCAACTTTGTGATTGATCTGACCATACAACTGCTGATACGCCAGGATTGACTATGCCTAATGCTATATGTAAAATATCAGGCAATTCTCTAAAACTAAATGAGTTTGTATTGTAATTCCATATTAAGGCTTTGTTACAATAAGTAGAACCTACTGTTGGGTAAGATACCCATATTTCATTCTTTTGTTTATTATGTGTTACAAATATGTTTGCATAATTAGTGCTGTCTATTTCTTCAAATAAAGTTCTTTTAACAACTGTACTAGCAACAGATTCTTTAGATACACCATTATGAACAATAAGATCACCATTAGTTACTACAAAGTGTTTACCATTAAATTCTGCTACACAGTTTCTTGATAAAACACCTGAGTCATCAAATAGCTTTTTAATGTCAAATACTAAATTACCACCAGTAAAGGTCATAATGTATGTAGTGTTTTCCTTATATATTATAAAAGATTGTTTAAGTGGAAACCCATCTACAATAAATTCACCTGCATCACCTACTGTTGCTGAACCTGCATCGTTTGTACTAGATGCTGTCCAAGAACTAGGTAGCGTAAGGTTTTCTGCTGCATCTCCCCATCTAACTTTATTAGGATAGTTGGTAGAAGATTCTGTCATATTTAAAGCTATTAAGTAATTACCAAAAGGTCTTATTACTTTACAAGTTGTACTTGATGGCCAGTTGGTTAAATCTGTAAACTTACTAGCACCTGTTGTAGCTAAACATTGTGGATCATCTACTCCATTGTTCAAAATAGCCAGTCCATTAAATATAGAACCAGTCCAGTTGCCTGAAGCAGTTAAGTTAGTAGAATAATCTCCACCTGATGTCCTTGTAAAATCTTCATGACTAGAACCATTGTATCTGTATATTTTAGCTGATCCAGCATAGAACCAATAGTTATTAGCACCTGTAGACCAATTTAAAGCAAAATAAGGAGCTACTG